ATCTGGCCCCGGCTACAAGTTCCGGGTTTAACGTTTGTCCGATGGCAAGCGCAGGATGCAAGGCCGCATGTTTAAACACAGCGGGCCGCGGACAAATGAAATCAGTCCAACGCGGGCGAATCAATAAGACTTTATATTTTATGAAGCATCGCGCAGCATTCTTGCTGCAGCTGCAAAAAGAAATTTTTTTATTTTCTCAAAGGTGCAAGCGGCAAGGCTACAGGCCCGCGGTTCGACTGAATGGAACCAGCGACATCAACTGGGAGCGATTCGGAATAATGCAGAAATTCCCTGAAGTTCAATTTTATGACTATACAAAAATTTATAAACGCGCATTGCTATGGGCTGAGGGTAAGCTTCCAAAAAATTATCATATCACGTACAGTCTAAACGAGGATAACAAACAAAAAGCGCTTCACGTCCTCAAGCGCGGCGGCAATATTTCAGCCGTATTTAGATCTAAGAAGTTACCGAAAAAATTCCACGGCCACAGGGTAATTAATGCAGATAAGTCCGACCTCCGATTTGTCGACCCTAGGAATGTAATCGCGGGCCTCTATGCCAAAGGCAGAGCGGTCCGTGATGAGTCAGGCTTTGTCCAGGATGTGTAGAAACCCGAACCGGTTCGCGGGGTGGGTCCCGCCCACAAGCGCTAGCCGAGGCGCTCGAGCCACAAGCCACAGGCCTCAAGTCCGCAAGCGACAGGCTCAAGCGGTTCATGGCCCTTGGCCACAAGCTCAAGGATATCCTTCCCCTCATAAAGTTTTATGGCTAAAGGACCGAGGGTCTTTAGCAAGATAAATGTATTCTTAGGATGTCGTACATGGTACGAAATTTGATGAGGACTAAACCTTATCTTCTTATCCAAACTTAGCTTTAATTCGATAGTAAAAAATACATGGTTTTCGTTCTGGCATAATAAGTCTGGGGTACCATGAGAGGCGCTATTTTCAATACGAGTAAACGAAATTTTCCACCCAGCATTCTTGATTTGATGCCAAAATTTTGTTTCATTTTTATGCATCTATTCAGGATAAGTTGTTAGTCTTTTAGCTTAACAACCTTACCCATTTTCCAGCCCTTTTCTTCAGCTATAGTCATTATAATTCTATGTGATTCTCTGACCCCAATCAGCTTGTTTTCAGCTAGACGGATCTGTGTCACATCATAAAATCTACCCTTCGGGTCTACAATTTGAACTCTAGCCTCTTGAGCTACGGATGAATTTGTGAGCATTTTATCTAATATCTGTCTTAATAACTTTCCACTTAACATAGGTTGCAATATACCCAATAAAAATTATAATGCAATATATGGCAGGAGTACCAAAAAAATTAACAGAACAGCAAATAAAATTTGCCCAATTATTAGTGTACAATGAAGGCAGGATGACTGCTACGGATTGTGCTAAGAAGGCTGGCTATGCAGAAGACTCAGCTTATATGCATGCAAGTAGATTACAGAATGAGGATAAATACCCCCTAGTAACTCAATACATAGGAGAGCTAAGAGCTGAACTTCAAAAGAAGTATGAGATAACTTATGAATCTCATCTGAAAGAACTAGGTCAGCTTAGAGATGAGTCCAGAAAAAACAAAGCGTGGACAGCAGCCACCAATGCTGAAGTTGCACGTGGAAAAGCAGGTGGTTTATACATAGATCGAAGTATGCACTTACACAAAAATGTTTCTGATTTAAGTGATGAGGAACTAGATAGTAAGGTTAAAAAATCATTAAAAAGATATGGCAAAATATTTGCCGGAGTCGAAGACGCAGAAATATTAGAGTAGTATTTTTTCTAGTTTAACAATGCATCCGATTGGGAAGATGTTTCTGTCTGAGAAGACTTCTTCTTTTTCGTCATAACTCGAAAAGGTGTACAGATATTTATTTGTTCGCTTATACACATAGGCGTGACTAACCATATAAGCAGGTTCAAATTTATCGAACTCTTCTTTGGTGGCGTGACCCGCGTCTCCGCAGATGTCGACCCAACGAATAGTGTAAAAATAATAACGCTTTTTATTAATAGTTGCATATTTATATTTTGATTTCTTATTTCTTCTCATCACTTCATATACCATCCATAGCCTTTTTTCACTAGGCGACTTTTTTTAAAAACCTTTTTCCCCTGCGCGCGGCGGGGTTTGTAGCAGCTGTAGCACCATTGTAGCAGCACTTTGTTACAAAAAACAGTATTATTATTGTTGTATATCAATACTTTTTTGTAATTGTAGCATTGTAGCAGATATTTTGGGTCAACATAAAAAATTTTTTCTATTTACCCTGAAATAAATCTATTGTCCTTTTATCTTTTATGCCTTTTTCTTGCCTCTTTGCATAAAATTGTGCCACTTTTCCTAACCACTGCTTGGCATAGTCTTGAAATTCAGCCCCCTCAACAATAAATCTTTGGAAATATAGGTCAGGAGTACATACCAATATCACTCCTTTTGTAATGTTAGTGCCATAAATTTGATTGTGTGCTATAGCGTAAGCTGCTGATTGCATGAAGTAGTCATCAATCCATTCTCTCTTCTTTGGTTTATTAGATTGTTTGAAGTCGACGATCGATTGTTCACCTTCATAAATACCTACAACATCTGTCTGACCTGCGTAAAGTCCCGGGTAGAATAGAACCACCTCAGAGCCCCAAATTTCAGTGAGTTTGTCAAATACACCCTCTTCCATCACTTTGGTCGCCATACCACCTGCAGTAACGCCTACGGGGCTTAGATCTAGTCTATTTTGGCCCTTTAGATACCCTTCTAGGTAGTTGTGCATGATCGTTCCACGCTGTCCACTTTGGTCCGTGATCCTCGTGGCTTCATCCTGTCCTACTCGTTCACGCCACTCGGCGAGTTTTTTTATCTTCTCCTCAGATTTAGTATCTGACAAGATCGTTGTAACACTTGGTAATAATCCATCTACCACTTCGTAATGACGAAGGCCCTCGAGCACTTGTCTTTTACTCTTAGGGTATGGAAAGCATTTGTTCCAGGTCCATTTAGCTGACATCTTCTTCTCCTATTCGTTTAAAATTATCCCAGTCATCGGGAGTACTATCTCTCTTTCTATCATTACAACCAACACAGCACCATATTAAATTAGGCGTTTCATAAGTTATTCGAGGATCCCATCTATCGAGAGACAGATTAGTTTTAATCTGAGATCCACGTCCTTGATAGCCCGTACCACGGGTACCCATCTTAGATTTCCATGTAAAAGGTTTTTCACAATATCGACACAATCGACCATTCGACTCGGGATGTTTCTTTTTCATATCAGAGATATGATTCATATAAGATCTCCACATTTCTTTTTTATCAATAGTCGGTCTCCACTTTGTAGAGCTTGGTCTAAACTTAGAAGTAATAACTTTCATTACAAATCCTCTTTCTGTGTTTCTATATTTCCAATCAGAGATAGCTCTATTTGGATGTTTTGGGTCTTTGTATGGCATCAACCACTCTCCCGTTTGGTCCTCTTTTTCTAACTTCGGGAGCCCACCTACATTGTATCGTGGTCTTACCGGTATCCGCATAAATGACTATGTCATGACCATAAGGTTTGTCATAGATCCAATACTTCTGAAACGTTGGTATATCGATTATGTGTTCTGTTTTTCTAGGCATATTTTATTTAGTCCTTGTTCCATGACGCTGAAGCCATAAGGCTTTAAACAATCACTGATTAGCTGCATATTATATTTAGGGTAGTCATCAAAGATGAACCTAGCAAAAGGTGCAGACCTGTCAGCGAAGAAGACAGCTTCAGTCAATACATCTTTAGTCATATGGGGTCCATCAAAGTGAACCAACGCATATTGTATAGAAAAGTCTGCATTCTCTTTCATAAATTTTTTATCTGTCATATTACAAAACTTAAATTTACCTCTGTAAATCTCAAAGTCTTTAATCATCCTGTCACGCATATCATCCGTATAATCATACTGAGCAGGTTTACTATCATCGTAGTGTTGATAGTTTAGATTAGCATACGGATCTATACCAATATGCATCATGTAATTTTCAGCGTTATCCATAATGATCTTAGAGCCTAGTCCTTCTCGTACTCCTATCTCTACAGTCTTATAACCATCACAATTAAAACTACTACACTTCTCTAATAGATCGTACTCTGTTGAATCACCTTTAATCATAATATTAAAGCTCCTACTACAAAACCAACTACAAACCATATAATTTCAGTCCTGTAATACAAAGACCAAAACTCAAATCTTTCTTTAAATTTTTTCATTATAGTACTCCTTTATTTCTATATTGATCTACAGCATCTTTCTCTAGCTTCACAACTTTTTTACGTAAGTTGTTTATCTCATCAGCTTGTTTTTGATTTGCTTTATGCAGCACATCATTTCTAAATTTTAACCTACTGATCTGTTCTTCGAGATCATTTGGTCCTCGATCCTTGGTCATTCTTACTCCTTTCTTATTATATACTGGATGATAACTTGGGTCATCTTGCATTTGAGCAATCATCGCTGCCCATTCTTCACAGTCTTTATGTGTCATGATGGTCATACTACACAGTTCTCCTTAGTTACGTTAACTGTACCATCTTTTTCTATAAACCAAACATAAGACCATTCTTGG